AACTTTCAGCAACAGAAAAAGAAGCACTTGAAGAAACTGGAATGCCGACCTTTACGATTAATAGGGTTATTCCTGTTGTTGAAATGCTTAATTATTATGCAACAGCCTCAGATCCTAGATGGCAAGCTGTGGGTATTGAAGGTAGCGATTCTGGTATTGCTGCTGTTTTTTCTGATATCGCTGATTACATTTGGAGTAATTCAGATGGTCAATCATTATATTCTAATGTAATAAATGATGCAATAACAAAAAGCGTTGGTTATCTTCTTGTTACTGTAGATCCTAATGCTGATAACGGGATGGGCGAAGTTGTTATACAACAACCAGAGCCATTTGATATATTTATAGACCCAAAAGCAAGAGATCCTTTATTTAGAGATGCAGCTCATGTAATGATCCGAAAGGTATTTACTAGAACACAACTTGTAAAAGCTTTTCCTCAGTATGCAGCAAAAATAAAAAGAGCGTCTGCTAATTATGGTGAAGCTATAAGCACAACAAGAGGCGCATCAGATACTGGGGATATACAATATAATGATATTACCGAAGGTTTTTCAAAAGATGGTAGTGTCGATGAGATGATTGAGCTCTTTGAGCTTTATGAAAAAGAACAAATAAAATTTTATAATGTCTTCTATAGAGTTGTACCCTCTAAAGAAGAAATGGCAAAGATTACAGAAAATGTACGAGTACAAATAGAGGAGATGCAAAAAGAGATGGCTGTTCAGATGAAGGAGATGCAAGCAGAAATGGCTCAGGCTGTTGAAGCTGGTGAAATGCTCCCTGATCGAATGGCTTTAGAGATTGAAAAGCAAAATAAAATGAATCAAGAGCAATTAGCATCTGCAAAACAGCAGTTAATGGCTGAAGCTCAAAAGGCTGCAAGTATTATTCAAAATAATGTTGTTACAGGAAAAGAATATAAAGCCCTCATGGAGGACCAGAATTTCTCTTCAATGGTTGTTGACGTAGTAGAATTTTATAAGCCCGCAATAAAACAAAGTTGTGTAGCTGGAGATGTGACTCTGTATGAAACAGAATTACCTATAACAGAGTATCCTCTGGTTCCATTTACATATAAGTGGTCGGGGACGCCTTACCCAATGAGCGCTGTGAGTCCTTTGGTTGGGAAACAGCGTGAGATTAATAAGGCGCATCAGCTTATGATTCATAACGCTTCATTGGGGTCCTCGCTTAGATGGATGTACTTTGAAGGATCTATTGATACTGACTATTGGGAAAAGAATGCTACCGCTCCAGGAGCTCTTCTTCCAGTTAATCAAGGTTTCGAAAATCCTAAAGAAGTTCAACCTGCTGCTTTAAATAATGCATTTTATACTATCACTCAACAAGGCAAACAGGATATGGAGTATCTTGCTGGGATATATTCTACAGCACAAGGTGACCAATCTCAGCAACATGAGACATATCGCGGAATGCTTGCTTTAGATGAATATGGAACAAGAAGAGTGAAACAGTGGTTAAAAAGTAGTATAGAACCTGGATTAAAACAATTAGGAGAAGTTGTTAAAGAATATTCTCAAGCAGTCTATAAGGCTCACAAAGTTTTTAGAATTGTTCAACCTAATGCTCTTAGAGAAGAGAAAGAGGTGGAAATAAATGTACCTATTTTCAATGATATGGGTGAAGCCATAAGCAAGTGGAATGATTACGGTGCAGCAAAATTTGATGTAAGAATTGTAGCAGGTAGTACTTTACCTGTAAACCGCTGGGCATATCTAGCGGAATTAAAAGAACTGATGAAGCTCGGAGTTGTTGACGATCTTGCAGTGCTTGCTGAGACGGATATTAAGGATAAAACAGCAATCGCTAAACGCAAGAGCATATATCAACAATTGCAGCAAGCCGTTAGTGGCTTGGAAGAACAAGTCAAGGATAAAGACGGCACTATTGAAACGCTTGAACGTCAATTAGTACAAGCTGGTATTAAAGACAAGATACGTACAGTAGAAACGGAAATCCGCAAAGGTGCAACGAAAGCGCAGGGATCTATGTCCCTAACCGCTGACAAAGCAAAAGCCGAAGCGGATATTCAGAAACAAAAAGCTCAATTAGAGCTTCAAAAAGATAAACAACAGTCAAGGAGCAACAATGGCAAAAAGGAATAACCAAGACAACTCCTCAACCCAAGCCGAAGAACTGAATCCAGATGTTAATCTGAATTTAGAAGATGGCGGGATTGAGGACTCTGGGGACTTTTTCGAATCATTAGACCGTGAGGTGAACGGGATGATTCTTGATGACGATTCAGTCGGAGAAGTCGAAGAACGGGAAACTCAGCAAAAAGCTGACCCAAGTGTTGACGCACAACCAGACGATCACCAGCATGATTGGGAGAAGAGATACAAAGATTCTTCTAGAGAGGCTCTTAAAATGAAAGAGCAACTTGATGAATATTCTCAGTATGGTCCTCTTCTTAATCGGCTAAAAGAAGACACGGGAATGGTAGATGCAATAAAACATTACGTTGATAACGGTAGTAAACCTCAAGACGTAAGACAGGCACTCGATCTCCCAGAGGATTTCGTATTTGATCTAGACGAAGCCGTTACAAATCCAGGTTCTATGAGTGGAAAAGCTCTTGAACACTCGATTTCAGGCATCGTGGATCACCGTGTCAATAGTAAGCTTCAGCATGAAAAACAATCCAGAGAAGAGGAAACTCTTAAGGATCGTCAAGCTCAAGAAGCAGGAGAGTTTAAAAAGAGCTATGGTGTTTCAGATAATGAATATGATGATATGATGAATTGGGCTAATGAGCACACTACATCATTGGAAGATATTTACTATTTGAAAAATCGTGGACAGAGGGATCAGAAGGTAGCTAAAGGGGCGAAGGAAGATGTGCTAAAGCAGATGAAATCCGTAAGGAGTATTCCAGGAAGTGTATCTAATAAGAATACAGTGAAAACAGAGAGAAAACACGAAGACGAAGTCTTTGATGCTCTGAAAGATGTGGATTCTGGTTTGGATGGCTTATTCACTTAGTGGAATAAAAAATAGTGCCTCTATTTAATTAAAACGAAAGTGAGGCAAACCTCATGGCTGATAATCCTTTACAATTATCAACACATGCTCAGGCTCAGGTCGAATCTGGTTTTAATACTGGTGATCTAAGGAGACGGTATGACTTTTCTGATCGTGTATCAGAATTGTCACCTGATCAAACTCCATTTTTTAGAGTATTGAGCAAAGTTGCTAAAAAAGCAACAACAGACCCAGAGTTTAAAACTCTGGAACAACGCCATATGTGGCACAAGCGATATGCTTATGCAGTCGCAATGGACTTAAGCGCAACTACGGTTGGCGATGCAGCAGCTTATACTGATTATTCTTTTGCAGCAACAGATCTGCAATTGGATGACGTTATGGCTGTAGCATTTAGAACTGATTATTTATCTGCTGGTAACGTACAGAATGTCCTTGGACAAACTGGTACTGCAGTAGGTGCATCTGGAACTAAACCAATTTTTCACCTAGTGAATCAAATTGTTAAAATTCCAGTTCGTTTAATCACAGTAGCTAATGCTGGTTCAGGACAGGACGAGACAGTTCCTACAACTTATACCGATGATTATATCATGGTTAAGATTACGGCAATTGGAACTCCTTCGAATTCTGACGCACAGACTGTTTACGCAGTTTGTCAAGTAGTTCGTGGAATTTCTGCAGCTGCAGTGACTGCGCATGATTACTATACATTAGCTGGAGCACAATACGAACATACAGGTACAACTTTTGATGGAGTAGTTACGACTGCTTATGCTGAAAAAGATAAGTGCTATGTTGTTGGTTCTGCGCATGCTGAAGGTTCTAGTTTCCCAGATACCTACAAAGATACACCTTACAAGGATGTAGTAGGTTACACTCAAATCTGGAAGACAACCATGCAGATGACAAACACTGCTCGCGCAACCGAGTTAAAATTAGCTCGCGACGAATGGGCACGCGTTTGGAAGAACAAACTAATCGAACATAAATGGGATATTGAAACAGATATCTTGTTTTCTTCTAAGCAGAAGGATTCCGCTGGTGTACGTTACACTGCTGGTATCGTTGATTATGTTCTTACTAGTGGTAACTTATTCTCCATTGATCTAACAACTGATGGAACTACATCAGATGATTTCTTGGAAAATATGAGTTCTTTCATGGATCCTAGATATAATAGCTCAAATGCTACTATGTTCATGTGTGATACTGCGACCTATAATTGGTTACATAAATTAGGCGGCTTTCAAAAGAATGACGTTGAAATTAGTGATCAGTTTAGATTTGATTTTGCTGTAACAGGCAAGAAAAAGTTATTTGGTTTACCAGTAACTCAGATCTCAACTCCATATGGTGATATGAATGTTGTTCGCAATATTCATTTAGATGGTTCTCCAGTCAAAATTTTGGCTGTCAACTTGAAACACGTTGCTTGGCGACCATTGGTCGGTAACGGCGTTAATCGCGATACAGCGGTTTATGTTGGCGTTCAAAGTCTAGAGAACACGGGTGTTGACAGACGCATTGACTTAATCCAAACCGAAGGCGGTATGGAAATAGTTATGCCTGAAGCGCACGCTATCTGGAAATAATGATTCTTAAGGGGGAACCTCTGTATTAACATGTTCCCCCACTAATCAAAGGGAAATAATATGGCAAGTTTAGAAACACAAGTTCGAGCATTAGCAGGAACTTCTACGAATGAATTGCAATGGGTCAATGACGGAATAAGAATTGTTATTGATAAAGTTTTATCGATTGATTCTGAGTCTGGATATTTGTTTTCACAAGAGCTTTCTGGCTCAAGTAGTGGCGCAACTGTAACTGAAAGACAACACATATTGAATGTTACAAAAGGCAGTAAAGCTGCAACGCTAATCCCTGCAGATAAAAGATTCGCAGCTGCTGAATCCGATTCTCTGCAAAAAGCTACAGATAATTATCCTCAATATTATGTTTTAGATCAAAAATTATATATTTTACCATCTGGAAGTTTTACTTATAGCGCTGTTGACTATACAACCCTGGCAAATTTAAATGCGAGTACAATTAAC